GAAGTAGTCCTTTGCTTCCAGCGTCATGCACAGGTCCTTGAGCCGCTGCTGTATCTGCACCTGGGCGAAGGCCTGCGGGATGATGGTCGAGTGCGTCTCGCCGCGCACGGTAACGAACCAGCGCTGCTGAAAGGCGTTGAACGAGCGGCCAAGGCGCACGCCCTGGTCGAGAAACCACGCTTGCCCCCACAGGTCTATCAAGCCGTTAGGGCTGGGCGTGCCGGTCAGCTCAATGAAGCGCTTGATCTTGGTATGTGCAACCGGGGCCAGTGCACGCGCCCGCACGCTTCCCTGCCGCGTGCGGAAGCCCTTGAGCTTGGTGCTCTCATCCGAGACGACGGTTCCGAAAGGCCAGTGCCCGTCGAGCGTTTCCATCAGCCAGGGAAGATTTTCATAATTGAGCGTGTAGACCGAGGCATTCTTATTGCGTAGGGCACGCTTGCGCTCGGCTTCGTCCCCGATGATCGGTTGCACCTCGATGTTGCGCAGGTGGTCCCACTTCTTGGCCTCATCAGGCCAGGTGCTCTGGGCTACGCGCTTGGGGGCCAGCACCAAGGCGGGCCTATCTTCGTGCCCGCACATGTACATCAGCTCCAGCGACGACAGGGTGGACGAAGTCTTGCCCATGCCCATGCCTGCCCACGTCGCGCAACGCGGCGTATCGAGGTGCTGGTCTATGATCAGCTTCTGGTACTCGCGGGGGGTGAAAATCTGACTCATTATTTCAGTACATGCCTGGTGACGTTGCCTTCAACAACTTTCATCCCGGTCGGGGTTTTACTGATCTTTGGAGCCTCTCCGTCCAGGGCGATGAATCCAGTGCCCGCGCCACCGGCCACGCGCATGAAATCGACCTCGACCTTTGCAGTGTCGATGATGGTGTCTGCGATCTGGCTGACCGCCTTGGCCTTATCTACATCGACCGAGCCATCCTTGAGGCCTCGGAGCGTGTCGAAAAGGTGCGTTCTCAATTCTGTGATGTCATTTGCCACTTACTTTCTCCCTCTTGTTGATCTGACGTGTGACCGCGCCCTTGAGCTGCACAAGCTGCGCGATCTCCTTGCCATACTGGTGGTAACTGTTGCGGCTCATGTTTTCTATCAGGCTGATGCACTCGACCTTATCGATTGTGATTTCCTCAAGGACATTGGTGCGCGTACCTGGCTTAAAAACGACGATATGCTTAGCCGGAACCGGACCATTTGCCTCGATCCACACCAGCTCATGAACTCCGCGCCAGCGCTTACTATTGTTGCCCTTGTCATTGCTGATCTTGCGTTGTAGCGCGCCGTCTTTGTCGTATCGGTATGACCCAATAGGCTTTGTGTTGTGCGGCATCTGGCCCTTCTTAAACTGCGTCTCCTGCCCGCCGATCTGCAAGCCCTTCATGCCTTTGTTCCATACCTGCTGACCTGGCTTGAATCGATGGGCTGCGCCTACGTTGTCGCCCCGGCGCAGACGCTGCGCATCTGGACTGGCAAGATATTCCGGAGTTTTCTTGAGATCGAGCTTGTTAGCACGGTAGTAACAACTGCTTAAAGTCTTTCCAAGATCGGTGGCGATCCGTTCAGTCTTCTCGTGCGGGTATCTCGCAGTTAGCACGGCATCCTGCTCCTGTGTCCAAAACTTACGTGCGGGCATTTGGTCTCCGATACACCTTGGTAAGTTTTCCGTTGACTGAATGCCCTCGTTTCAGCATCACGTTCGCTAGCTTGGCGCGGTCGGCATGGCTATGCGTTGCCTGGCGAAGCAGGCCAAAATAGCTGTTGGCGGATGCGTAAAGATCGCTCGCATCGGCTTGGGCTATCCGACTGATTGCATCGTTAAAGGTGCGGCGGCGAGTGATTCGGCGCCACGGCTTGATGACCTGACCGACAAAATCGACGCCGCGAGCTACTGGCTGAAGTATTGTTTTAGAGGGGTTGAGCCGCAGGCCCAAGGTCTCCGGCAGCCATGCCGTGATGTCCTTCAAGGCCGCATTCAACCACTGGGGCGACTCATGTAGCAGGATGAAGTCATCGACGTAGCGGATGTAATGCCGTGCCCGCAGATCGTGCTTGCAATGCTGATCAAGAGCGTCCAGCAGTACGTTGGCAAAGAACTGCGATGAAAGGTTGCCAATAGGCAGCCCCAAGTGCGACGGCTGATTGAACAGGCTCTTGTACGGCGGTATCTTATCCAGGGTGGATGAATTACCCTGGATCGTGACGTTAAGGCGAGGATCATGGAATAGCACAGTCTCGGCCAGGCCCATCCACCAGGGCTCATTGACCCGCACGGCCAGGAGATCACGTACTACGCACTTGTCGATGCTGACAAAGAAGTTGGCAAGGTCCAGCTTGAGGTAATGCGCTGGCCTGCTCCAGTTCTGGGTAATGCTGCGAATCTTGGCTTCCAGGCGCTGGGCGGCATAGAGCGTGCCACGCCCAGGAATGCAGGCGCAGCTATCCGCAATGAAGCCAGCATGAAAGCGAGGGGCAATGCGGTTGTATACCAGGTGGTGCACCACGCGGTCACGGAAGTCTGCTGCCCACACTTCGCGCGGCTTGGGGCGAGTGATGACAAAGCAAATAGACCCACCAGGCTGGTAACTGCCATCTTTTAAATCATCATATAGCTGGCATAGGTTGCGCTCCAGGCTATGCTCGAAAGCAAGGGCCGTGAGCTTGTTGCGTTTGGTTTTGCGACAATCCAGATAGGCTCGGACGAGATCATCGAAAGAAAAGTCAGCATGGCAGCGTTCGGTCTGATCTGCGGACTGCACGCGCCCGATAGGTGTTGTTCTTGTGGTTGTTGTTGTTGTTCTGATTGCCGTTGTTGAAGTTCTGTATCCAGGCATAGTCGGAATTCGAGGCGTGCTGCGTCCATTCGTGCTATCTACGTCACCCCCTAGATTGCTCACGGGAGAAACTGCGCCGGACCGTTCCGGCTTGTTGCTGGCGGTATCCGTTGTGCGCATGTCGGTGGCCGAAGCCAGCGGCACGACCAGATTAGAAAATCGCACGGGCATAGTGGCCTTGACCATCATGCAACAGGCGCGGCTGCGTATTTGCGCCATCCATTAGCCTGCTTTCCGATGCTATCGGTGATCTCAATGGCCGTAGCGTATTGACCGGGCGAGATCAGCCGTTTGTCGTGCGAAAGGCGCAACAATAGTTCGGTGACTTGAAGGCGCTCGATCAACTGGCCGAGGTAGGGCACTTTGTCTTGTGCGCAATTGGCCCGGAAGATCAATAAAACAATCTCTACACACTCATCGCGGAGCTTACTGCCGATGCTCGCTTTGTAATCGCGAGGCATGTTTTTGGCAAGCTCCGTGCTGGTGTCCAGGAGGTTGTAGGCCGCCTTATAAATCGGCAGGTGGATGTAGAGTGCCATGCTGAAAAAATGGTTAAATAGTTAAATTGCTAATCTGCGGACTGCACGCGCCCGACAGGCGTTGTCCTTGCGGATGAGGTCGTAGTCCTGACTGCCGTCGTAGAAGTCCTGTAACCAGGCATAGTCGGAAATCGAGGCGTGCTGCTCTGACGACCAGTACCATTCGGACTGAAACGCCTGTAGTGCGTTTATCCACAACAGGCGCTGTTCGCGACGATTTGGGAGCGTGCCACCAGCCTTTTTGGCGAACGCCTTGGCTTTGGCCCAAGTGACGCTATCAGCTTCGCTAGGTAGCAAGATCAAGTGATAATCGGCCTCCCCGTTTTGGCCGAGGATGATTCCGGCATATACCTCGCCAGGATTAAGGTCGTCTCTACTAAATTGCATTTCGTTCTCCTTGTTAATTAAATTCACGCTAGTACGTCGTCCACTCTTTCAAAACTGTCTACCACCTCGACTCGCTGGCCCATGCTGCGCAGAATTTCGTGCTCCCGAGCCTGATGGGGCTTGGCCTTCTCGCCGGGGGACTTAAGCTCAACCCACAGAAGCGGGCCGTCCCCGTGACACCCTTTGTCGTACCAATACTTTGGCGGCAGCATCACCAACCGATCCGGCGCGCCATGACGGCCAATCCATTTCACCTTGCGCACTTCGCCGCCCAGCGACTTGACGCGCCTAACTAGATATTGCTCGATGGTGCTCTCACGCATTGTTTTTTATCCTTTCTACGCATAAAGTCGAACCGCAAGGTGCTTGCTTGCAACCTTCGTTCTCGGTAAAGCCTTCCCCAGGCCGCGTATAGATAAACCTCAGTATCTGAAACTACGCTATGCCCTTTTAAATCCATCAGACAGCTAAATGCCAGCCAAACACCGGGGATAACAGGCATCCCGAAGATGCGCAGTCGCGGTCTTAATCCAATACAGCGCACAGCCGCGCCGCCCCTAAAGGTAGGAGCTGCCATGTCGGGTGCGTCTCCAAGCTGTTTGAAGGGCAAGCATCGGGCCGTAGCCCCGGCTGCGATACATTCGATAAAGGCGGTACAAGGTCATGGGTTAGTCCTTTCTGTAGCGTTGCGATTCAAAGCCCGCAGCGGCAAGGGGCAAGCCCTTGGCCCACTTCGGATTAGTTGACATGAGCCCGGCAAGAGCCTCGGCGTTGTACTCTGGGAGGTCGGGGGCTTCCGTGATGTCTTCGTCGTGGACAGTCAGCACCAGTTCATACCCGGCAGCTTCAATCTGAGGAAAGTTTTCCACCAGTACGTCGCGAGCTGCCGCCTGCGTGATGTTCTCCGCCAGCTTGCCGCCATAGGTGCCGAGGCGGGACCATTTCCGACTGTACTGGTTGATGCCCATGTAGCTGATCTGATTTGAACGTCCGCGCTGTTCGCCATCGCATGCTGGGCAAGTCTGCTTTTTGCCTTCAATCTCAAGCTGCCCTGTGCCTTTGCAAGTTGGGCATTCGCCGCCAACTTGGGGTGACGGGTAACAAAGCGCGCGGCCCGAGGGCAACACGATACGCAACCATGCTCCGGAGCGGATCATCTTTACCCGACGGCATTGCACAACTTTGCCGGGCTGTAGGATCGCAGTCCTGGCCGCGTCCTCCAGTTCACGCCACCAGGTTGCAATCTCCGGGTGGGCATAGCGCCACATGCGCTTGAATGAGTCACAGACGATGAAGGCCTGCTCGGTAAGACCGAACCTGATTTTCTGGCAGGCAACGCGCCGAATCTCGGCGGAGGATTTCTCGTCCTCTCCGTCAGCCAAGCGCTTTGCGTACTTCTTATCCTCGCTGGTATACAGCCATTGCATGAAGCCGGTGGCCTCTTCGACGATGTCAGCCGGGATGGCTTCGAGAGCCTCTTCCGCCATGGCTTCAAGGTCTAGGTTGTAGGCAGCCGCAAAGGTCAGGAAAGCACCGACACCGCCCTGGTACCCCAGTGCCAACTCCTGTACTTTGCCGACCTGCCGCTGATCCTTGTCCACGGTAGCTGGGTTGACGCCGAAGCTCTTGGCATAGGCCAGCTCGTAGAGGTCAGGCCCCATGCGCTCAAAGTCGCCTTTGCCGTCCGTGATGCGCGCACCGTGCTCATCAAGCCGGTAAGTGTCGTAAATCTCGAAGGCCCTGATCTTCCATTGCTCACCCGCTAGCCATGCCAGAATGCGGCCTTCAATGTTGGAGAGGTCAGCAACGACCAGTTTTTTACCTTCCGGCGCGATGATGCAACCACGGATCGCGCTGCTGGTAAGCTGCATGACGTTATCGAAGAAAAGGTCTTCGCTGTCGGCCTTGAGCATCTCGATACCGTGCTCAATGATCTTATTCTTGAGGCTCGGGCGCGGCATGTTGTGGGGTTGGAACATACGTCCGGCATAGCGCCCCGTCCGCAGCGCCCCGCAAAATTGCAGCGTGCCGCGCAAGCGATGGTCATCCGATACCGCCTTGATCAATGTCTTATATTTGCTGGTACTGCTGGTGCTGGCTTGCAAGCGGATGGCGAGCAACTCGCGCAACATGCTCGGCAAGTTCTCGTCGTTCATCCGACGTTCAAGGGTGCTGGCCTTCATGTCCGGTAGATCGACGCCATGCTCTTCCAATAGGTACTTGAGCAGCACATCGCGCTGGGTAGCTGACCGCACGCCGGTTCCCGCCTCCGCGTCGTACTCGGTGATCTCCTGGGTGCGGTCGGACAGCTTGAGCTGGGCACGATCCACGGCGCGAATCGCCGCGCGAGCCAGGTCAACATCTACCATGAAGCCGCGCTGGTTGACTTGCTGGTCCAAGTGCCACAGGTTCAACTCGAAGTCTTCGTAGTTCCACTTGGGCAGCTTCTTGTCTATCTGGCGCATGGCCTTGACATCGAGGCGAGCGTATTCAACGAACTCGGCCCACTCTGCTGGATGTGTCTCGCGGGTGGCGCGGCGTATCTTGGAGGTCTTCGGGCGAGGTTTGCAAAACAGGTTGACCAACTCCTTGCCGCGCTTGCTCTTGGCCTGATCCTCCGGAATACCGAGAATCTCGCAAAGGGTAGACAGGCTGCCGGGCAGCGAGTGCGCCATGGCCTTGACCATGGTGTCGCGCCAGCGCTTGATGTCAGTGCGGTAGCCGGAGTAATTCATGACCGTGCGGTCAAAATGTGAGTTGTGCGCGGTCAGTAGCACGCCCTCATCGTCGAGGGCATCCGCCAGACGATTCGGCATAAGAGGGGTAGCTGTCAGGTCCCATACCTCGACCGGATCATCACCGATGGCATATGCCCACAGCATGATCTCGGCATCAGCGGCGTAGACATGCGTGCCGTTCTGGATCGGCGTCTCGCTGAATGTTTCCAAATCGAGGTACAGAGTTATCACTTAATTTCCTCTACGTTATAAAGATGACCGTTGCGCGGATTGCCCTGTTTGTCATTTAAGGCCCCCAAGGTTTGCGTACCTTCCGCCCCCAGTAATGTCGCGTGCGGGAGGGACGAAGCTAACGATCTGCGCCTTTCGCCCCGTGGTCGGCGGGGACTCGGAGGATGGGACCCCCTACTCTTCGGTCAGCAGTCAAACCATTTCCCGACCGCTGACCGAAGCCCCCTGTTACCAAGGGGTTCGGGATTCCTGCTACTCGACTTTGACGAACTGGTGGTATTCCCAGACCTTGATGAAACCGAAGAGATAGAAGCGGTGGTGCAACACATACAGGCTTGCATCCCCTTCAATCGTTTGCTTTTCAAGCGTGATGGTGTGGCGCACGGTTACACCAACCCTTCAGCATCAGCGCCTTCAGCGAGGTCTTCAAACTCTTCATTGGAGATACCGCCCCCGGCGAAGGCGTCACCGTCTTTGAAGAACTGCACCTTGCTCAGGGTTGCATTGACGCGCTTACCGTAGTTGTTGTCCTGCGCCCAGAAATCAATGATCGCGTTGACATAGCATCCGGCGTACACCTTGCCGTCTTCTTCAGCCAGCTCGGTCTTGGCGTCACGATCCAGCACCACCGGGCGCACCTTGTTGCGGGCGCTGATGTAGAGGTTTCCGGCAAAGCCGTCGTAGTTGCTCTTCAGGTCGCCGTCATGCAAGGCAACCTTGTCGGTTGCGCGCAGGGTCTTCATCAACGCCGGGGCTTTGGCGCCCCACTTCTCGGTAGCTACGCGCTCAATCTTCGCGTTGATGTCTTCGACTTGGGGGTCGGCGGGGTCGATCAAGAACGACGCGGAGAAAGCTGGCTTGCCCTCCCCATTAACGGTCTTGGCCTCGAATAAGACGGGGAACGCTAGTCTCACATTGGTCAGTCTCAAGGTCTTGCTCCTTAAAAAATTGTGGATAAATCAATTTGATCCGCTCGATTGTGCTGTCTATTGCCTTTCGCCGAGCCAGCGGGTCCTCGGCGGGGATTGGGGTTTGAGAGGCGGCTTGCAACGCGGCTGCCGCATCAGGCGGTAGCGTTGTGCTTAATTTCATACAAGCCCCTCCAGTGCTTCTTCATCGTTGAATTCTTCGACCTTGATCATGACTGCCGGGCGCTTGTCGCTTACCGGAGCCACTGACAGGCCACCTTCGCTTTGCGAGATGAAAGGCGCTACGCGCTTCCAGCACTTAGGCTTTTCCTTCAACAATGCCTCGGCCTGGGTCGGGCTGATCAACGACATGGTGTACATCTCGTTAACCTTGAGGCGCATCGATTTCATGATGGCCTCTACCTCATCCTTGCTAGACCAGGCACGCGCACCCTTGCGGCCTTGCACCAGTTTGTAGCCCGGTACTTCACGGCCTGCGCGTAGTTCCCCGTCAGCCTTGCCGCGAATCGCCTTGCACCAGCTCTCGATCAGGTCAATGGCCCCCAGCAAATTTGCAAGCAAGCCGTTGTCCGTGACTTCATCCTTGATGTGCTCTTCAACCACGGGGGCTAGCGGCTGGGTCAAATCGACGAAGTCATCGCCGGTCACCCTGCTCATTACGAAACTACGCAGGCTTGGGCATGTTGCCTTGGCTTTGCAGAAGCGGCACTGGTCCTCCCCTGGCGCAAGGTACTTTTCGTGCAGCTCACTGTACTTTTCGAAATAGGACACAGCTGACCGGCAAATTTCAGCCCTCGCCGTGACTTGTTGCGCGAAGGCTTGTAGCTCTTCAACTGTGCAATCCCACTCGGAGAGGTGCTCAAGGCGGGGCTGGTGGATCACCAGGCGCACGCGCTTGAAATTCCCCAGCATCTCGAATTCGCGGAGCGCTGCCAGTGCATAGATCATCAGTTGCTTGTTGTTCTCGGCATCTTTGCGCACGCCTCGGCCATACTTCAGGTCATGGACCTGCAACTCGTCGGGGGTGAGGATCACTGCATCGCTGGTGCCCTTGGCATCCGCCTCATCGGTTAGGTGCTCGATGCTCAAGCGCTGCTCGATCATCAGCTCGAAGCCCTGGGCATAGTCGCGGACCCGGCTGACATAAGTCATGACGTTGTTCGCCATGTCTTCGGTCATTTCGACGCCGTTGCTTGCCCGACGACCAATGTACTTTTCAACATCGGCAGCGCCGGAGTCCAGTACTAGCTGCGCCATCTCGTGCGCTGCGGTCCCTTCCTTCGAGTATTCGCTGTCCTCGTCTGGCAGATCGGCCTCAAGCGCTACGCTTCCGGCACACAGCATCCAGCGCTCGGCCCCGGAGGGCGATAGCTTGGCGTGTGTGCTCATTTAAGGGCCTCGTTGCACGCGGTGATAACGTCGGCCCACTGTGCCTCGGGCACTTCAAGCAGTGACTGGGTATTGAACTTAGCCAGGACAGCAAGTCCGCCATCCCGACCCCTGGCCTTGACTACAGCAGTCACGGCAGCCTTGGCTTCGTCATACGTGACCTGCTTGGTTTCCGTTGCCTTACCTGTTGCGGCAGGAGCAGGATGCTCGGGGGGTTGGTCTGTCTCTTCCGTCTTCTCGGCGGGCTTGGCTGCTCCCGGCTTCGATTCTGCTTTACGTACTACAGGCTCGGACGCTGCCGCTGTATCAGGACTGCCGATGATGGCCGGGGACAGCCCTACCATAATCAGGCCCAGCGCCTTGATGGCTGCTGTGTTTTCATTAAGTGCTTGCTCTAAGGACATGCTGTTACTCCTTTGGGTTAAGTGATGGTGTTTGCCAACTCTTCGGTCAGTTCATCAATGCGTCGGTTGGCTTCTGCTAGTGCGTCTTCTTGCTCGGTTATCCAGGATTTGTCTTCTTCCAGCTCATCCTCTAGGATTTTGATCTTGGCCTCGGCTTCCTCAAGGCTTTGCTTTTCCTATTGCAATTACTGCTGCGCAGTTTCGATTTCCTCTTTCATTTCGGCGTAGTGGCCCGTCTCGTCGGTAAATTCCCGCAACTTTCCTAGCAGCACTTTTTCAAGTTCCGTTGTGGGCTCAACCCACCGCACAAGGTCGTGAGCGTCTAGCAGGTGGATGTTTAGCTCGGTAGGTTTAGCGGACATGAGGACCCCGAATAGGCTTGAACACAATGCGGAGACCTGCAAGTCGCAGCCATGCCGCAAGATCAGCACACTTGATATGTGGTGGTATATGAATTCGCATGGTTACTCTCCCTTGGTGGTCTCATCAGTACCGGTACTACCGGCAGACGCCCTTCGGGCGTTTCGACCTGCGCTCAGAAAATGGTTAAATAGTTAAATTGCTAATCTGCGGACTGCACGCGCCCGACAGGTGCCGTTCTTGCGGCTGTTGTCGAGGCCCTGATAGCCGTCGAAGAAGTGCTGGATCCAGGCATAGCCGGAAAGCGAGGCGAGCTGCTCTGACGACCAGTACCAAGCCCCGTCAAACTGTTCTTTAAGATTGGCGTACAGCAAAGCTTGCTCGCGACGATTTGGGAGCGTGCCGCCGATAGATGCCGCCCACTCTCCGGCATCCTTCCAATTGATGCTTTCCTTGGAGCCGTCCAGTAAGATCAGGTGGTAGCTGGCTTCCCCGTCTTTTCCGAGCACGATCCCGGCGTAGTGCTCGCCCGAACTCAGCGCAATTTCAGCTTCCGGGAAAATGTAGGTTGTCGCCGCTTGCGCTTCAAAAGTGGCAATCATCTCTGCGATCTTGGAGTGTTCGGCCTTGATGGCTGCGAGGGTGATGGTTTGCACGATGTCTCCTAAAAAT